CTGACGTCGTTGCCGATGGCGCCGGCCGCGCGGGTGAGGTTCTGCTGAAGTGCGCCAAGCGAATTGCCGGTTGCGTTCGAGTTGGCGGCCAAGCCCGACAAAGCCACGCCGGCCGATGCCATGTTACCGGCGATTGATGCGGCCAGACTTGCCATCGCGCTCTGCGCGCGCGAGGTGTCTGCCGCGAACTGGATGACAAGCGGATCGGCCATGCGGAAAAGCGACTTTCAATCAGTCACAGCAGCGTTAGCGATGGGCTGGGCAACCATCCCACTAAATGCAGTCGCGCAGACGTGGGAAGTCATCAACCATGTCGACAAACTAGATGACAGCAATCTTATCTCGGTTCAGCTTTATGCATCATCGACGATGCATCAGTCCCACTTACGAGATGCAGATCGCAGCTTGCGAGGCGGGATGAACTTTGTCTGCGACAAGGGCAGGACGCGCATGCTGGTGCAGGTGCCCAAGACGCTCGTCGCTGGACACCGTAGGTCTGTCTCTTATCGGATAGATGACAAGCCGCCCGTCAAGAACTCGTCGTGGCTTGAGAGCGATGACCATTCGGCCGTTATTGTTCAGGATAAGGCACGTGCCATTAAATTCGCCAAGGAACTCTACGGCGCGAAATCGCTGTTATTCAGGATTGAAGACGGAAACTTCGGCATGACAGAGATGACATTCTCGATTGCCGGGCTAGAGCAGGCCATCACTCCACTGCGAACAGCGTGCAAGTGGTAGACCGCTAGGCCCGGCCCGCCGCCATCTCTTCCATGAGCACTTTCAAGAACTCGTCTTCAGACGGTGCCTGCTCAGCCGGGCTGTTCGCTCCGATGAACCCGTCGAGTGCCGCATGGAACTCGGCGCGGGTCATGCCCTTCACCTCTTGCGGCGTGTAGCCCGCGACCGCCCCGGCTTTGATGAAGACGGAGAGGTCTCCGGGGCTTGGGCGCTTGCCCCCTCCGTCTCGACGTTTCCCTCCGGCACGCCGCTTACCGCGCCCTGCACGATCTGCACTGCAAGCTGGAGGAAGTCGGCGATCGGGTAGGCCGGAGGGTGGTAGCGCATGACCAGCGCCTGCGCCTCAATCGGCGAAGAGCCGGCCCCCTCAAGACCGAGGCGGATCGGCTCCCAGATGTCGTTCACGGTGAACCGGTGCGTGGCAAGGCGCGCCATGATCTCGCCGATGCCGGCGCCGCAGAGACGCTCCAGTTCGGACATTTCGCCGAGCCGGAGTTGGAAGTTGCGCTCACGGCCACCGAAGGCCGCACGCACCATCGTGCGAGAGGTGTCGGTCTCGCTCATGCGGTGGCGGCCGTCCAAGTCAGCGGACCGTCGCCGCGGAACTGCGCGGTGAACTGCACGATGCCGGCGTTGTTCCGGGTGAGTTCGAAGCTCTCGATGTGCACGTCGCCTTGCCACTGGCCGCCGCCGGCCGCAGCCGTGCGATCAACGCGGAAGGTGTAGGGCACCGGTTCCTCGCTCGCGACATCCGCTCGGAAGTCGTCGAGGTGGTCGGCGGCGATGGCGCCGGCGAAGCGGCCACCCCAGGAGGTGGAGCTCTTGGCGCTCTTCCGAGTCGGGATCTCCAGCGGGTTGTCGCAGTCGGCCACCGTCACGTCTTCGAACGCGTTGGTGATGGTCAGCGTGATCGAGGTCGCGAGGCAGACGAACTCGGCCTGCGCGCCGAGCCCACGGTAGGCACGGAAACGGTTGCCCGGCAGAAGGTCAGGAGTTGCCATAATCAATCCTCCGTCCCGGGACCCGGCCCGGCGATGATGGTGGTGAGGTCGAGAAACACCGACTTCGCTTGAAGCGGGTCGATCACGTCGCCTGCCTGCACGATCTCGATCGGCTTCTGCACGACGAAGGGGGCGGCGAGCGGAGGAGTGAACTCCTCCAGCCCTTCAAGAGCGGCCGTCATGGCATCCACCAGAGACCAAGCCTCGGTGCGTCCGTTGGCGGTCGAGACGGCAAAGAGGCGAACCTGCATCGTCCAGGCGAGCCCACAGCCGATGTCATAGCGCGAGCGCCGCATGGGCCCGATGTAGGCGTAGGGAGTCGGTGCGCCCGGCTTGCCGGCGGAAGTAGCAACCGGCACGTCATCGTAGATCCGGTTCTCGGCGATGGCCTTAAAGCCGGCATCAGCGCGCAGCAGGACGCGGATTGTATCGCGGAGCGGCAGGATGGGGGAGAGCGCAGTCATAGACCCTCGCGGCTCGCAGCGCGGAGTTCGCCGGCCCAATCGGACAGGGCCTCGCGCGCCGAGTTGTAGAAATAGGGTTGCCCCTCGACATCGGTCGGGCCAGCCGAGCGGACCTGACGGCCACCGGCGCCGGTCGTGTCCGAGAAGAGATCCGAGTCGGCGACGGTCCCGCCGGCCCGGTGGCCCGCTTCGACAGCCAGCGCGTAGTCGTACCCGTTGCGGTCCGCGTGCGCCTCCACCACCCACATGCCGCCTTCGCGGTGATAGGTGATGCCGTTGAGCAGTGCCCCCGTGTCCTGAGGCACCCGAGAGCGCATCAGGTCGACCATCTCGGCCGCAGCCTTTTCACTGG